AATCCTTGCCATCGTAGCCAGATACGCAGCCGCGACTTCTTGTGATCTTGCGTCATCCTTGCGGTCACGATACCAAATCTACAGCGATGAACCGATAGTTCCTATTACATACAGGTTTGTTATTGTTCTTAAGGCGCTGGAGATTTGGTATCGTGACCGCAAGGATGACGCAAGATCACAAGAAGTCGCGGCTGAGTATCTGGCTACGATGGCAAGGATTGTAGCCGACCAGGAAATTGGCGCACCGAGAATGAGATTAAATCCCGGTGTCAGTCCCTACAGGAGAAAGGCAAAAAGACCTTGGCATTCCACTGGACGGTTTGATACCGGCGACAGGTTTGATCGTTTTGAAGACAGATTCAGGCGTAGATAATGGGCAGTCGTGATCTTGACTTACGACATTTCTTTAACGGGGGATGGGCAACAGACTTTGCAATCAACGCTGATGTTCCCCCTGATAAGTTGGGGCGGGTAAACATTCCCTATCTTCTGCAAGCCAAAAACACCATTTATGAACTAGACGGCTCTCCCCACAAGATGCCGGGAACATTAAGATTAAACTCATCTGCTCTCGACGGGCCGGTAAGAGGACTTACCGACTTCTTTATTCAGGGTACAAGTGGAACCCCGGCCCAACACCGTGTTCTCCATCACGATACAAAGATTGCCAAGGATGATGCAGACGGGACATTTACCAATATTTTCACCGGGCTGGATTCTGGCTCTATTCCCAACTATTGTACTTTTGATGACTTTTTAATAATCTGTTCCGATAAAGAAGTTCCTAAGTCGTGGGATGGCACCACAGCCCAGAATTTAGCTGGTACACCTCCCAATTTCAGTTTTTGCGAAGTCCATAAAAATAGAGCCTGGGGAGCAGGAGATAATTCAAACCCCTCTACTCTTTCCTTTTCAGTCCTGTTAGACCCCGAAGATTGGATAGGGGCTGGGTCTGGAACCATTCTTATTGATCCTGACGATGGTGATAGAATAATGGCGATTGCTTCTTTTAAAGATGATTTATGGGTATTTAAAGGGCCTAATAAAGGATCAATTCACCGTATTACAGGCAGCGCCCCAACCGGAGACGATGGGTTTGCCCGCAGACCTTTCGTTAAAGGGGTGGGGGCTGGCGGGCCTAATCTTTTATTCGAGTTCAGAGGTGATCTGGGATTTGTGGATTTTACAGGTGTTGTCAGGTCTTTGGCAGCCACCCAGAAATTTGCTGATTATGTTGGAGCCTCAATAACCTTCCCGATTAACAGGGATTTTATTGGCAGAAGAGTAAACTTTTCTGTTCTGAATAAAGGCTGGGCGATTGCTGACGCAACACAAGGCGTTATATTGATTACATGGGCGATAGATAGTGCCACAGTTCCTAACCACATAACAATGATTGACTACAGATTTGACCCTCCACGATTGGCAGAATGGGATTCTTTCTCTGCCAGCGCGTTAGCTAATGTCGTAGATAGTGCCAGCAATAACACCCAGACAATATTTTCAGGTGATTCAGCCGGTTTTGTAAACATCCTTTTCCAGTCCAACAGAAGGGTTGAAAATGGCACAGCAATAGACTGGACTATTGAAACACCTGCGTTCTCCTATGGAACCGCCAGAGGAGCCAAGACACTTGCTGCTGTAGGACTGGGAATAGAACCCAAAAACGATGGAAATATCACATTTGGGTTTACCAGAGATAATTTCCCTGAGAAGACGGTTTCAATCGGTCAAGGAGGAGGAGACACACTAGCGCCCTCGAGTAGTCAGTTTACGCTTGGGACTTCGGTACTTGGTGGCGCTTCCTATCGTGAAGCATATCAAGATACAATTTCAGGCGGGGAATTTAGAATAATAAAATATCGCATCAACCAACCCACTCTCGACCAGGATGCCCAGATAAAAAACATAGCGGTTGTAATAGACGCTGATGGAAAAATTCTAGAGGATTTAATTTAATGGCTGTTTCTGCTTTTAAAACATGGATAGCGGGAGAAGTTCTCACTGCATCTGATTTGAATAATTCATTCTCCCAGGTCTTCAATAACGGAGAAGACTTGGGCTTTCCCAGAACCAAGGACGCCGACTTTAACGGTAACGCTCTTATCCTCGATACCGATGCTGATTCCGAACTGGTAGAAATCTCTGATGATATTATAGGTCTTCAGTTAACCGGCGTAGCCGGGATAATCAAGTTTGATGGTGCTACCGCAGGCGGAGCCTTAACTAACGGGTTTACATTTGAAGTACAGGATACTGGCAACGCCGTAAGGATTATAGCCCAAGGAACAGATACAGATATAAGTATTGCGCTTGTTCCCAAGGGAACTGGAACTGTAACAGGTGTAACTTTTGATCTTGTAAATGACGTAACTCCTCAGTTGGGAGCGCAACTGGATGTTAATGGCTTTGCTTTGGGAACCGGGACTTTAGAGCTTCTTGATTTTGTTGAAACCGCGAGTGCTGTTAATGAAGTAACTATTACTAACGCAGCCACAGGTAACGCACCAAGATTAAGTGCTACCGGAGACGACACTGACATAGATTTTGCTTTTGTAGCCAAAGGGACAGGCGATTTTACTATTCTTGATCCTGCTGATCTTACGTCAGTGTGGAAGTTTGACCCTTCACCAATTGCTACAGCAACAACACGTATTGTAACGATGGTCGACGCAAATGTTGATTTGGCCGATGTCAACACTTCTTACCAACAAGGCAAGGAAACTATCTGGATACCTGCCGCCGCAATGACACCAACGGTATCAAATGGTTCTGCTACACTTACTTCGGTAGAAACGACTGCTGGCAGACCTGATTTAATTGTTCTGGATTTTGACAAGGATGCTGATGAGCGTGCCCAGTTTCAGGTGGCTTTCCCTAAAAAATGGAACCTTGGAACAGTTACTTTTCAGGCTTTTTGGACGCAATCGGTGGGAGCAGTAACCGATGGTGTTGCGTGGGGGCTGGTAGCTGTCGCGGTCTCTGATAATGAAACCATTGATGTTGCTTATGGGCTCCCTAAGATTGTGACCGACGATGCACAAGGCGCTGTTGAGGAGTTGTATGTCACGGTTGAAAGTACAGTTCTAACAATTGCCGGTACACCTGCTGATGATGACATGGTGTTTTTCAGAATTTTCAGAGATGTTTCAGATGGAAATGATGATTTGGCGGGCGATGCCCGTCTTATTGGAATTAAATTATTCTTCACCACAGATGCGAATGATGACACATGAGTTTTGGTTATACCATACTTGGGTTTGGGAGTGGTGGCGCTCGTTACATCACCACAGCTAACGATTATGATGGTTCTAATGATTTTGCCTTAAGGGGCGCGGACTTAACTGGTGCGGCTGACGGTAAGGCCGGGACGGTTTCTTTCTGGGTACGATTGGATGGAGGGGATGGTTCTAATCTGGTAATAATAGAAAATAACAGTGTTCGTTTCAGGGCATTAAGAACGAGTAACGACTTTTTTCTTATAAGAGGAAGAAATACCAGCGATTCAACTATTCTTCAAATAGTGTCCAACACCGCTTTCACCGCCTCATCGAGTTGGATACATGTTCTTTGCTCTTGGAACTTGGCCACACCAGAAGCTCATCTATTTATAAATGACGCAAATGATGAAGCAGCCGGAGCCACAGAAACAGACGACACGATAGATTATACGGATACAGATTGGGGTATAGGCGCGAAAGTAGACGGGACTCTGAAATTTAACGGTTGTATTTCCGAATTCTGGTTTGAAGACACTTTTATAGATATTACAGTTGAAGCCAACCGCAGAAAGTTTATAAACTCTGGTCTTAAGCCGGTTGATTTAGGTAGCGATGGGTCTAGACCAACAGGCGCTAGTCCTTTAATTTATGCTACAAATGGCGACCCCTCAACTAACAACGGAACAGGTGGCAACTTTGTCATTACAGGCGCTTTAACAGCCTGTTCGACCTCACCAAGCGATTAAGATGCCTGAACTACATGGCATAACAACCCGCGTTCTTAAAGGTGAAGATGAAACCCGTGTACGAGAACTTTTACAAGGCAAGGGGTATGAATGGTTAAGGGATTTGGACTGGACAAATCCCGAGACATGGGTGGCTGCTGAAGTTGATGAAATAATAGAGGCTTTTATACAGGTATCCGGAGGAAGACCAATAGCCCGCCTTGAGTTTTTAGTCACAAATGATAATCTAAATCCTGTAAAGAAGGCCAAAATCGTTAAGGTTCTTATTTTGACAGCAACTAATTATTTAAGATTGTCGGGGTCAGATATGGCAATGGGAGTTGTTCCATTTGAGAAAAAAAGTTTCAAGAAATTATTAAAAAACAGGGGAGGATTTGTCGTCCTCTCAGGAAACATGATCGCAATGAGGTTTAAACATGGGAAGCACAACAACTACGACAGTCAGTGAGCAGCGCAGGATTACGCCTGACCCGCCCTCTCCAGAGGAGGTGGCTCTTTTACGACAACAGGCTAAAATAGCCTCGTCTATCTCTAAAAGCATAGACTTGACCAGTGGTCTGTTTGCTGAACAACTGGAAGCCATACAACCTCTTCTGGATTTGGCAGCAGAAGAAGCCCAAATTAGAGGAGAGGTTTTAACCCCAGAGATACAGACAAGAATTATTGAAAATGAGGTTGCTTTAAGAGAAGCACAGGTTTCAATAATCCAGCAACAGTTGGAAAGTGAAGTCGCTTTGGAACCTCAAAGACGGCAATTCCTTGAAAGCCAACTAGCGACAGCACAAGCTGATTTACAGAGAGAACAGGAACTCGCCCCAATAAGAGATCAGGCAGTAAGGCAACAGTTTGATATTCTTGCCAGAGGTGGTGTACCAACGGCAGAACAAACACAGTTTTTAGATGAGGCCACGCGCCGCACCATAGAAGCTGGCGGGTCTGATATTCAGGCTTTCGCTGATGAGCAATTAAGACTAATAGGCCAAGAGCTAGGCCCGTCATTAGGTTTAAGAGGTGCTTCGCCTTCAGGAAGGTTCCAGGGGGGCGATACCCCACTAATTGATAGAGGCCAATTGGTAGGTAGAGAAGCACTAAGACAATTTGGTCAATTGCAATCAACCGCCAGAGGACAGGAAGCTGCTGCGCTCTCTGGTTTGATAGGAGCTAACTTGCAATCAGCCGGAGGGATTACAGGACTTTCAGCCAGTTTAACTGACGCCGCACAAAGAAACAGAATAGCCTTGTCAGGCGCTTTAGACCCTAATGTTCAAGGTGTAGGAGCAGGAGCTATATTAGGACAACCTAGCGCCTTGTTAGGACAGACCTTTGGTCTGGGATTAGGCGTGTCAGGTCTTCAAACTGGGATTCCTCAGACATTAGGTAGTCTGCAAAGCTTCCGCGCAGCGACAGCAGATCAGTCCCTTACTGGGAGAACTGTTTCTGAAACTTTCGACCCATTAACATCATTTGCTAATATCCTTAGCGGCGCTGGGGCTGCTGCTACTGCTTTTTCTGATATAAGAGTGAAAGAAAACATAGAGGAAATTACTGTTCTTGATAAACTGGATCAAATAGAAGCCAAGTCGTTCAACTTTATAGGCAACGATGAACCAAGAATAGGTGTTATGGCTCAAGATGTAGAGAAGGTCTTCCCCGCACTCGTTAAAGAAATAGATGGGGTTAAGACAGTAGATTATGGTGGACTGGCGGCTATTGCCATACAAGCTATTAAAGAACTGATTAAAAAACAAGAATTTCAGATAGCAAGATCGGTAGGAATGTAAAATGCCACATGTAGAAGTACCAAAAAAAAGCATAGGTGGTTTGGGGCTGACTCAGGCTACCAACCCCAACGCCCCGGTAGACTTGCCCAGTCTTCGCGGACAAGCAGCCCAACTTCAAGCTCCAGCACAACAACCCGCCGCTCCTCAAGGACAAGCCCTTCAACAACAGGCACCGGAACAGGCACCGGGCCGGACTATTAATTTTGCGCCACCGGGACGACGCTCTTTTAAGGAACGATTTAAAGATGACCCTGGAGGCACTTTAGGATTCTTGTTTACAAGTGTAGCCCAAGGATTAAGAGGACAACCTGTTGCCGTTCAACAGTCTTCAGACAGCCGCGCTGCTGCCTCGAAAGCCAACGCTGATTTTATTGATTCTGTCTTTAGTATAGTTAAGGACGGAGTAGAGTTTGCCCAAGATAAAACCCAACCAGAAACAGAAGCCGTAAGAAGCCAGATTACGCAAATTGTCGCCCAAATGACAGGCGACATTGAAGGCGCGCAGAACTTTGTTAATGCTGCTTTTGGAGAGGGCGGATTTGATGACTTTACCAGTTTTGCACAAGCAGAAGGATTAGGAGAAACCCTTGCTAGTATCAACATGACACCCGATACAGTTGACGCGACAACTCTGGCCGGTATTCTAAATGATCCTAACCAGAGAGAAACACTTTTCACTTTAGCTGACAATCTTCATTTGGGAGATGCTGCTTCCAAGACCAAGTTTGTCATGGGCCAATTCAGAAACATCAGAGGCTCTCAGCAGTTACAAAATATTCCCGGTTCCCAAGGAAGAACAGCTTTAGATGACATACAGTCTCTCTTCGATGAGGGGGGAGGTTTCATAGGAACCCAAGAGGAATTTCTTAATGTAATCAAAGACTTGCCTGATCCTGAAAATCCTGACCAGCCATTCTTCAGTGCTGGAGAAATAGGTGTTTTAAGAAGAAACCCTGAATTAATTCAAGAACTGTCAGGAGCTAAATCAACAGAAACACTGGCGACAGAACAACAGACCATAGCTGGCAGGGCGGGTGATCTTGGTACTAATGTTAATCAACTTCTGAATGAATTCAACGCAGCCAAAGAGGCCGGAGCGCCACAAAGCGAACTTGATATTAGAGCCGCCGCCATTCAGAAGGCCGTAGCAAGCGAAGAATTTAGTTTTGAATTTGACCCGGCAACAGGCGCCGTGAGCATTAGTCGGGGTGCTAAAACCGGAGCCGCAGTTGAAAAGAAACTACAAGAAAACATTCTCGCTAACAATGAGGGTTTGTCGCGCCTTAATAATATAAGATCAACCTTCGATGAAAGATTCCAAAGAGTAGGCGGAAGGTTTGCCGCCGCATTCACATCTTTTCAGGAAAAACTTGCGGATACACCCTTCTCTGGCTTGGTAGGAACAGCAACATCAGCGGAAAGAGAGTTCTTGGGTAACTTTGCTGAATTTAAACGCAATGCAATTGAAAATATCAATTTATATATTAAACAAATTACCGGCGCTCAAATGTCTGAACCTGAAGCAAACAGGTTAAGAAGGGCTGTACCTGATCCAGGTGATGGAATATTTGACGGCGACGATCCTGTAACTTTTCTCAGAAAACTGGATTCTGTTCTGGGAGAACTCAACGCAGCTAACGCAAGAGCGCAAACCGCGTTGGAACAAGGGGTTAATCCTCTAAGTCTTCCGCTTGAAGATTTCCTTGGTGGAGAAGAAACCGAAGAAAGCGCGCCAATCACCGTAGATGAATTCGGCAGAAGAAGATAATGGCCGACGTAACCAAAACCTTTACACTCCCTGATGGGGAAGAGGTAACATTTACCGGCCCCACAGAAGAAGCTGTACAATTGGCCTTAATAAGACACTTGGGAGAAAAGAGATTTAGTGGGCAATTCGCTGATGCTCCTGAACTGACTGATGTAATACCTTTGCCGACTGGCAGAGGAACAGATGTCGACTCCGCTACATCATTGAGAGAACAATTTCCTGATATTTCTGATGAAAACATACAAAAGTTTATCAATGTACGACAAAAATTAGGAACAGCCCGTGATGATGTCGGAGCCGCAGAGGTTCTAAGAAATGAATTTGGTGATGATCTGTTTATTTTCCCTGCAACAGTAGGAGAAGAATTTGCTATTGACCCAAGTACTGTATCACCTATAGCCGGAGCGCAACCATTAATAGCAACAGGCGCGGAATTTGGAGAAGCAGCTAAAGCCCCGAGAGAACAGGTGTTTTTTAATATCCCTAGCGTTTCTGGTGACTTTTTGTTCACAACCAACAAACAAGGTTTAAGCGCAGCAGATACAAGACCTTTGGCCGCTGAAGTTATTTTAGGCGCTGCACAAGCTCTCCCTTTGGCGAGGCTTGGTGGAGCAGCCGCCAAAGGAATACAGGCTGGTATCAAGGGAATCACGGGAGGAAGGGCGGTACAGGCCTCTCCGCTTATAGGCAGGATAGGAGAGGTATTAGGAACTGCTGGTGCTGGTGCGGCTACTAGTCTTGAACTTGATGTTGCCGCAGGCATAAAAGAAGGAAGAGCAGAAAGAGCCAAACAAACCGCTATAGCGTTTGGCGCGGGGGAAATTCTTGCTCCTATATTTATAGGTTTAAGTGTTAGAGGATTTCAAAGAGTTAAGGGTATGGTTACAGCGGGAACTCTAATTAAGAACGGTAAACCAACTGAAAAGTTCAAAGCCCTGGCGGCAGAAGAAAATATCTCTCTTAAGAATCTAACCCCTGAAGCCGGTATTTTCATGTCTGATTTAATCAAACAGGGCGCAAGCAAAGAACAAATCATTCAAGGTCTTAAAGCTGCTACGCTTCCTGTTCCTGTTAAGTTAACCAGAGGACAACTAACTAGAGACCCACGCTTACGAACTTTGGAACGCGAAGCACGAGAAGGGCTAGTAGGTGAGGAACTAAAAGGGACAGCCGCAGCCGTACAAAGAGAGCAATTAGCCAGACTTGGAAGAAACGTACCGGAAGCCCAACAAAGAATAAACCCCTCCAGAAGAACGCCGGAAGAAGTCCAAGACAGCCTTATCACCAGACGCGAACAGATGAAAGAAGCCGTTGATGATACTTTCAAAGAGGTTCGGGAAAAAGCTAGGGTTCCTGTAAAAGATACAGAAACAGGGAAAATATTAGGTGAAGAGGTAACAGGGGTACGTCCTGAAAGCGCCCAGCAACTCTTAAAGACAACTTCTGATTTGGTAGAATCATTCCCTGTTGAGGCGGGAGAGTTTCCCGGTCTGAGAAAAGCCTTAAACTTTCTGGAAGACCTTTCCAAATCCAAGACAACTGTCAGTATTGGCGACCTGATAAAATACCGTCAAATACTTACAAACGCTGGCAGAGAAGGTAAAGCAGTAAAAATAGCCAAGGACGAGTTTGACAAGTTTCTCGGAGACGCAGGGGCAAGAGGACTCCTTTTCGGAGATGACGAGGTTATCAAGTTATTCTTCAAGGGCAAAGAACAGCGCGCTTTATTGGGAGAAATTTTTGAACGCCAGGATATTATTGCATTATATACAAACACCCTTCCTGATGGGACTGGTCGTTTAGCAGTACAACCAGATGAAATGGCCAATCTTTTATTTGGCAGAGGTCGCCTAGATTTAAAGAAAGGTCTACTCAGGGACGTTAAAAAACTTGAAGATGTTTTATCACCAGAAGAGTTCAGTTCAATAAAAGAAGCGGCCTTTATGAGGTTCTTCCGTAATGCTCCTGATGTTAGTACCCCTGCGGCTTGGAAAGCTTATAGCAAAGAATTAGAACTCGCGCTAAGAGATTCACCAAAATTAATGAAAGAGTTGTTTACCCCTGAAGACATAGCTTTCATGAGACAGCTTGATGATGTGGCAAGAACCGTTCTTGACGGGGGAGATGTCCCTGCGGCTTTTCTGTTAAAATCACAAACTATCGGAGACTATGTTCAGCGTGGTGTTGACAGACTCCCCATCCCGGTTTTCCTGATTTCCCGTCCTTTGGAACAAGGACGTAAAGTATTCGCCAGAAGAGCCATAAGGCGCAGTCTGGCACCGGGGGCTGAAGTGCAACCGATCAGAGGAACACCATTGACCAAAATAAGAACCCCACTGAAAGGAGCAGCGCGCCCACCTGGATTAGGCGGGCCACTGTTAGGGACGGGGTTGGCGGCAGATGTTGTGGGAGCAGGAATAGGTTTGGGGGCAGAGGGGGTTAGAGGATTAGGAAGAGGAGCAAGCAGAGCAGGTGATCTTCTTGGCCGCATCTTCGGAGAAGAAAGTCAGCCCCCAAGATGAAAGTCACAAAGAAACAAGGTTGGATAGGAGGCTTGGCTTCCCTTATTCCTGTCATTGGAGGCTTCTATGCCTTTGGAGTATGGTCGGGCGTAATGTGGGTAACTCTATCTGACTTTGAGGCTTACAAACAAGCCCAAGCTGGCATAGACGAATACCAGAATGAAGAAAACTGGCGAGTACAACGCCGCCATGACCGAGAGGACTACGATTTTTACCTTGATAGAATCTGTAACAAGAGACTGATTCTTTCAATTCCTGAAACAGAAGCCTTTGAGGATATTTTAGAACGTCTTGGCTACTTATGGCCTAACTGTAATGAATAGGAGTTTATATGCCGAATGGATTTAAGAAGCCAGATTTCTCTAAAGGCCCCACATCCAAACATCTTAATACAATTTGGGACGCTGGAGTTATAGAGTTTAACAAACTGGAAACAAAAATGTCTAATATAGACGGACAATTGAAGATTATTATTTACATGGGCGGGGGCATGTTGGCTTTACATGTAGCCGTTCTTGCCATTATAGCAGGAGGAGAGTAAGATAGATATTATGGAGTGTCGATCTGGGCATAAACAGATTTATAAATCGCCGCCGGTGAAAACCCGCCGCACTCCACTTGAAACAAGCAGAAGCAATAAGGAGAAGAAAATGTTTACGATTAAAGCCTATAGTGATGATTGCCAACGAACTTATGAGGCCATGTCCTATAACACTGATGCCTATGATGCTAGCTCTGATGGCCAAGACAGCCAAAAGTTCTATTTTAAAGATGCAAACGATGGCGGTAAAATTAAACAAATAGATATTACAAATGATCGTTATGCCAAAGAAAATCATTCTCTTTGGAAGTTTGAAGGATGCGCAGACAAGATAATTATTGAAAACAGCAACGGGAAGACCACAGATATATTTCGTGCGTCAACTAATCCCGAAGCGATTGTGAAGAAATAGATATTTGGTGGCCCATTAAGTTGGCGAATATGGCAAACATGGAAGCCTTCGGACTTTCTAGTGTTTAAGCTCCTCGGACATGGGATGTTGCCGAATAGATGCACCAACCACCAGACTCTATGTGGGCGGGATGCGAAGGAACAAGCACATTTAGCTGGCAAGCTATTTACTGCCCTTGGCCCGCCCATATTAATATAAATCCACTAATCAGAAGGGATATAATATGACTAGACACGCAGAACTAACTGAAGCATGTGATAAGCTCCGCGAATTAGCTGAAAACTCTGAAGGAGACAAAGCTTTTGACGCATGGACGAAAGTAATAGAAAAACATTGCAACGCAATAATCATAAGCTCCCCAACCTGTCCGCCTTCGTGCGGCAACCCGGACTAACTCGAACGGTAATATATGTTCTAAGCTTTATTTTAATACAGACAGGATTAGAAAATCTCTATCTTCTCTTTCCTGTTGAGAACTATGCCCAACTCCATACTGCAATAACCGGGGGGATTCTAGATAATATCCTCCCGGCTTTTGTTATATTCTGGTTGCTGTGGAAATATGTTAAAAACTCATTCCTGATAATCATTGCGTTGTTCTGGTTTATCATTGAATCTGTTGATGGAATTGTTAGGGTGATTTTACAATTTGCTATCTATTATGCAGACGAACAGGGTTTTGCTTATTGGTTAAATCAGAATTACTTAATGCCTATGTACTGGATTTATGTTCTGGTTCCTTTAATCTGGTTAATGGCTATAAGAAAGAACTTCATTGAAGGCAAATCGGACAAGTATATAAAGTCAGGAACTTATCTATTCTTTAAGAAACCCAAGAGCATACGGGATTTAATAGTTTCATTCTTTGGTGGGTCTACGGCTACCGTATATCCTGTCCATAAAGGAACCTGTTACTACTTCAGAAAAGGCCAACCTTTTTCTAAGAGTAAATTCATACATCGCGGGGATGGGAGATTAATTAAGATAACTCCTCCCAAAGGGTTTAATGCCTTTCTTGACAGCAAACTAGGTTCAAAGTATCATATCTACTCAAACAACTGCGTATCTGTAATGCGTGGTTCAGGTCTAAAGATAGGAGTATTAGACTTTATCCCTTCAATTTTCCTTTTACGCTACAGGAGAAAGTAATGATTACTGTTTCACTTGAATACCCAGATGGTCTTAACGCACAGTTAGACGATCAAATTGACCAACTTGCCAAGAATTACTGCGGGGACTTCATTGGTTCCGGGGTGTGCATAGCAACACAAGTGCGTGATATGGAGTTTGAATTTAAATTTGAGACAGAAGCCGTGGGCTTCAGGGCCGCTCTTGCCCCGTTTATAAGCACCAAGTACCTAATTAAAGAGATAGCACCCTGACGGGGCTTACAACAAGACTATGGAAGCAGTTAAAGAAAACATTAAACCAATTGCTCTTAAAAATATGGCAAGGTCAATTGCACGCAGTTACGGGGACAAAGGCGCTATAATTATTACACACGGAGAAGAGGGAACCCGTGTCGGGTGCTGGGGGCTAACTGACAGAGAAACCCAAGAGGCCTTGTGTGTGGGTATTCATTATAACATGAAACGAATTTGTGAATAATATGGATGTAATTAAGAGAAAGTATGTGAAAGCCAACCCAAATCAACGTCTAAGCAAACACTTTACTCTTGGGGAGCTAATTAAAAGCAGCACCGCAACAAGACTAGATATACCCAACAACCCCCCCGACTGGGCAATAAGAAACCTGAAGAGACTATCCATTCGGATTCTTGAACCTGTCAGAGAAGCCTTTGGCAAGCCCTTTACTCCTAATAGTGGGTATCGCTCTCATCCTCTTAATGCACAGATAGGAGGGAGCGAACACAGCCAACACACCAAAGGAGAAGCTGTAGATTTTGAAATCCCTGGGGTAACAAATTTAACTTTAGCCACTTGGATAAGAGACAATCTTGAATACGATCAAATTATACTGGAATTCTACGACCCCACAGAAGGGCCAAATTCAGGCTGGGTACACGTCAGCCTGACAGACGATAACCGTAAACAAACATTAACCATTAACAAGAACGGAACCCAGATAGGGTTCGCATAGGAGAACTATTATGAAAAAGTATTCAAAACTGATTGGCATGGTCGTTGGCCTGATTATAGGCGCGGCAGTTAATTTCGGTTTACTTCCTGACAGCATGAACGGCCCAGAAATACAAACTGCTGTACTGGGTCTTTTAAGTGCTATTGGTGTGTATGCCGCCCCAGCTAACAACTAATGCACTGGGTACTAATAGCGGCCAGTATTATAATAGCGGCTCTTTTCGGCACAACTCTTTACCAAGCAAGAGAAATTGGTGAACTAAATGCTGAGATTGCCGCTGCTGAAGCGGTTGCTGAATACAAGGCTGTAACCGCTGCCGCTTCCCAAAACTTTAACGATGAAGCCGCTGCCAAGATCAAGGCGGCAGAAACCCTAACACAAGAGGCAATCAATGAACGCGATATTTCAAGAGCCGTTGCCTTCCAGAACTCTCAGGAAAGCCCCGTTGGTTTTGGCGATGCTTTTAATGATGAGCTTGCTGGCTGGATGCGGTGTGTCGCGTCTGATAACCGCGCCACCTGTCGCTTACATACCCCCAGCCCCGACCAAGCCAGCAGCACTGATCCAGGCGGGAGCAACCAATAGCTTTACAATCACCGTTACCCAGCAGACTGCTAAGGATTGGGCGGAGATTTGTACTGACTGGCGGGATATGTCAGATGATGAATTCCTGATAGCAAACCCCGGTATCCGAGGTGAGGACTTCTGCAAGTGGTCAATAACGGGTTTCACCCCGCAGGGTATGATTAGTTTTCAGAACTACCTTGATCGTGTTCTCTTTTATATTGAACAATTAGAAGCAAGAGGTGAAGGTATGGAAAAGATGTTGCGCTTTTTAACTGAACCCCCAGAGAAAGATTAGACATGGTGGATAAACCTGCCGAACCAAAAGTAGTTTATGTGGATAAACCCGAACCAAAGGTAGTTTATAAAACCGTTGAAGCACCTAAAGTAGTTTATAAAACCAATCCCTGGTGGAAGCGGGTTACTGGCGGGATGGTAATTCTGTTCCTCGGTGGCAATACTTTCATGTATAACTTCATTGAAGATCATGTCCGTGTTGTCAGCGGCAGACTAACTGTGGATTACCAGTTAAGTTCAACAGAACATACTTTCTTCTGTGGCGGTGTAAAACTTTTGGGAATTGATATAGACGGTTGCTAACGTGGCCCTGCCCCACTCCTCTCCTTTCCTTTTGGGTGGGGCCACACCCTAATCTGAAGCTGGGTTAGGAGAATGCAATCTCATTTTCAACAGTGTCGGCGCAGTCGCAATCAAGAATTAGTCTGGTTATTAACTTATCTTTCTTCTGTGTAACCTCTAAATGCGTCCCTTTCTTCCCGCACATCGGGCATTTTTCTGCTTCGCTTAAAAGCCTTTTAATTTCCTTTTTCACCGCGTCCATTTCATATCTCCTTTCATCCAAACAACTCCCCCATTCTATACCCTATAGTATATATTACTATTGATAGCGTAAATGTTATCAAGACAGTTGTATATTTCTCAACCATTATCCTCTCCCTGCTGTAAAAGGGGTATCTTTTTGGCTTCTGATTTTATGTGGCTATTGGCCGATGAATAGCCCATGTCAAATCCCGCGCCGGGGTCAGGGTCTACTTCAAGCCCCTCTATCAACGCCCTTAGTGCCTTGGCTTCTGCAATGGCAGAGGAAGCTAGTTTTGCTTGTTTGCAAAGGCTAATAAATATCGTTTTTCCACCGCCACGGCCGCCCATTGTTCCGTGGCTTTTAACCGAAAGCATCAGCCCATCAATCTCTTTTTCGCTCATGTGTGTTTTAGTCATGGCGTTTAACCTTTCTTCTTCGTCCTCCCTGCCAATTTGGTTCACAATATCCTGTTGTGTTTCTGCCATGTCTATCTTTTCCTTTCAGTCGTGCCGCCTATGGGCGTTTTGCCGGTTCCTTCACAATTTTCACACGGGTCTGGCACTTCTTTTACCGCCTCCCAGCCGAGGGGCATATTTGCTATGCCCGTCCCACTACATATTTCGCAATCCTGTGTTCCTAACTGTGATTTAAGGTGGGTCATTTAAAAATCACCCATAACAGCAGTAAAATTATAAACAGTATTGGCAATTGTATTTTTACGGGTAGAGGTATGTTATTCATTTGATTTATCCTTTGTTAATATCCAGAAACAAATATGAAATAATACGCTAGTATTGTGGGTGTTAAAATAATTGCCAGCATTCCTAAAAGTCCTTCGTTCATGTCATTTCTCCTTTGTCTCTGTGAGGGTTTTAGTTCTGCCGTAAGTTATTAAATCAAAAAGAGCGTCTGAAACTTTTTCTGGTTTTCCAACGTCTAAGAGATAATTCATTTCAACCGCTTGCTCTTTAGGGAACACAATCAAAGTAGGGTAGGCGTTCCCCTTCTTATTTCGCCACTTCGGATTGGAGGCGGTCAAATTCTGTAACCACCCTTGCAGATAGGCCGTTTGGCAAAGAGTAAAAATCAATTGGGTTCTCCTTGTCCAAAATATCTCGGAATAGGTCATATCCGGCTGAAACAGGCATCACTCACCCCCTTCTAAAATGGCTTGGTTTAAAAGCTCGTTATAGCCGTTTCTCAAGTGATTCCATCCATATCCAGCAAGAATATAATAAACACTTTTGGGAGACGCCTGGTAATCTTTGGCAATGCTTTTGTACAATTCCCCCGTTTTGTGTCGGGCCAGCATTTCTAAAACATCAACGTCTGTTAATTTGGTTTTCCATTGACGCTCACCGCAGTTGCTTGTTCCATGAATTTTTCTATGATGTTGATTTTCAGATAAGGTGACCCACGCTAAATTTTCTACATTATTATTTGTGGGGTTCCCATCCATATGAGCGCACTCTAGTCCGCTTGGACAGTCGCCTATAAAAGCAGTGGCGACTAGCCTGTGAATACTTAGAACCGTCCGCTTTTGGTGTTTTTGTAGACTAACAGACCCGTAACCCTTCGGCTTAAAATACGGTTTGATAATTCTAGCTTTTTGGGCGCGTAAAACTGGTCCGTGGGGGCCGCCCCCTGGAATTATTCTTTTAAGCCCTCTAACGCGCCCCAAATTACTAACCTCGTACAAGCCTTCGTAGTTTTTAATAGGAAGCCATTTTTCTTTTGGTATTGGTTGTTTATTAAGCATTGATTACTCCTATAGGCGCATTACCCAACAATTCGTCTGGGTCTAGTCCAAATTCCTCGCACCAAACATCAAGAGACCTATCAAAGACATCTTGAAATACTTCCTGTCCTAGATTATGAAAGGCCATTGAGTCTGCCTCTAACACCACAGAGCCATCAAATCTTAACGATGGGGTGCAATATCCTATTTTAATCAATGTGGCCTTACGAAGCAACTCTGCGCTACCAAATCTGTCTTGATTTTCATGGACATTCTTGAGCGTTACAAAATATTTCCTATGCTGCTGTGGTGATCTTGCTCTCTCTGTTTTAACAGCTAATACTTTTCCCTCTGCTTTTCTAAGGGCCTCTTCTGATTCCTCGTCTGTGGGGACTAGAGCTATATACCCCATACCAAAAGAATTTATTAGACGTTTGCATTCAAGCATTATCATCAAACAACCTCATTGTTTTTATCCATGCCATTTTAGGCCATGTCTCTGCGTCTATCCCATGACCAGCAAAAAACTCTCTCTCATTTCCATTCCCATGTACGCTGTCGTCAGTATTTCTATGGTGGTCAGGACACAAGGGGAAGATTCTATCATTCCTTCTGGGATTATGTATAATAGAATGGTGTACCTCTGCTGGCCTTCTGCATATAATACACCCTCCTTCTATCAATCTTTCGTAATGAAATCCCTCCAGACGACTTCTTAGCCCACGCCTTCTGCGTTTCTTTATTCTCTTGTGTTTTACTTTCTTGTCAATTTGCACTTATCACCTCGCGCGCGAGAACTTATTCTTTTTGGGTGTTTTCTTCTCTTCATACTCCATCACAATTTCATATTTCTTCGTTTCTACGGGTGTCCATGTTAGTAAAGGAGTACTGTGTGTTTTCTTGTAAACCCATACCTTAAGTCGCATTGGTAGTTCCCCGTCTTTAGACGATTGACCAAAAACAACACTCATGTCTTTGTTCGCATAACCAAACCGGAACAGTTCATTTAACTTATCAACAGTTTCCACAATTTCTGTGGCTAATTCTTCATAAATCTGGTCTGCTGTTTTAGCCTTTGGTGTTTTCTTTTTCTTGGTCATTATCCATTCTCCTCTATCTTTTTGGCAGTTTCTTTAATATGTTCGATTTGTGCGTGTAAGTTCACAATGGTTTCTGTTTCGGTTAATCCGCTTGTGGGGTCTGCTAAGTAAAGCCCATCAATAAGGGCCTTCAGGGCGTTGTAGTTTTTGGCTTGGCTCATAATATCCCAAAGCGTTTCTTCTCGACAAGTATCGCCCTTTTGATACTTGCGTCTATATTCATCAATCTCTTTATCACTTAACATCACCCATTCTCCTCTATATAATATTCATAATATCTTGAGTGGCCTGTTTTCGTCCAATACTTTCCTATCGGGATGCCTTTAGCTTTCATGTCAGACATTCGTTTCTGTGCAGAATTTATCCACCCATCATCAAGGTTTTCAAGCTCTCTCTTCGAGTGTGGTCTTATTTTAAGCGCCCTATATATTCTTCGTTCCTGTGGTGATAGTTTCATGACGCGGCCTCCTCTACCTTTTTAAGTTTCTGTGCGTGTTTGGCACATTCTTTCCGTGTTTCATCATACATTTCAGGGGATAATTGTTTAAGAATATCCAAGAAAGGTTTACAGTCCATCCATGCTTTTTCATAATCAGTTATGTATTTGGTTACCCAAATAGCATCCAGGATGTCAGCCTTTAATTCCTCGGCACTTTTTATTGGTACGTCTTCCTCTTTTACAGGTTTGCCCCCGAGGTTATGTCTAAGTCTTGCTAAAGTAATATCGTCAAACTTATAGGACTTCCCTTGTTTCTGAATACCTACCCACGGGGTTCCTGCTGAATATAAATATCTTCCTATTCCATGTTGGACTGCGGCTCTCTTGAAGGCGTCAGAGAACTGCCCCTTTTCTCCTTCATAAGAGGTTTGGCCAGCACCGTCTGATTTCCATATCCAAACAACCTTGCTATGGTCTATAAGTTCTTTCTTCCCCCCAGAGTGGCCGGTGTCTGCTATTCCAATTTTACAACAGACAGCCCCATTAACAGGCGAGAATTCAGATTGCCAACCATCAGGCCCACATACCTCATCAAGCCTATCCATTACGTCTCTTGCGTCCACATAAGCCAATGCCATACCCTTGGTTTTGTCAGCGTTAGTAGCCCCTACCCTGAAATGAACTGTCTCAGGATTGAATGGTTCTGCCAGCTTTTCCCAAATACTCATTGTGGTGTCCTCTTTTTAAATTCCCTTAACCCTATCAGGTAAGCATTAAACTTATCCCATTCTACTTCAATCAACTCAAGATTTGCCAACACAGTCTCTTGATCCTTTGATAGCCTTATCTTCTTCATGGCTTCTGTTAAATCCCATATGTCAAATTCAGTTTTCATTTAGCACCTCGCGGGCGGGACTTTTTAATCATTGCTTTGAGAATTTCGTTTAACGCTTGGTATGCCGCTTCTTCTAAATCATTCTCTGCGGTGCTTCCTAATTTATCCACAGCGACTTTGAGCGCGTCTATTTCTGTCACAATAACCGCCTTGCCTTCTATAAGTGCAATGAACTGTTCCATAGGGATTGCTTGTGTTTTTCTCTCCCATTTATCGTCGGTTAAGATTTGGGCTTTAAAAATATAAACCCCATCGCCGGGATAACCCTCCATGTCGCAAATTACTTTATCGCTCATTTCTTCTCTCCAAAAAGATTAGCTTTAATTATTGCTTTATTAAGTTTGGCTTGCTTCCTTTTCCAAGCGTCAGCTTTTTTAAAATACTCTTGTTCTGTAAGTGACATTGGCGTTAAAGGCCCTAATATCTCCAGTTTAGGTGTCCGCACATTTCCTTCTTCCATACGTCTTTCGTCGTTGGTTTCATGTATAATGTTAGGGTCGTCGCCGTATCTAGACATGATTTTCTCCTCTACTCAAGCGCTTCGATTGCTTTGAGGGTGTTTGTGACTTGTCCTTTAGTGAGCCAACCCAAAACATCATCGGTAATAGGTGTTTCATAGTTTAAATCACCGTCTTTCAATACTGCCAATTCGTATTTACCTTCCTCCCCGCCATAGCTAAAAGAAGTCCTCACCACAGATGCGCCGTAACCATTGTCGAAAGCAACCCTGGCCTGAACACCGCCAACACCACCAAGGTGAGGTTTAAAATCTAAATCCGCAAATTTCATCTAATTTCTCCTTTCCCCTAATATACATACCTGTTGGATTAATGCAACCCCTAATTTTGCGCTTGCATTTAAAATAAGGGTGATGTACAAAGGAACAATGAAAGAAATTTATATTAAAGAAGTCGTTGCGGAAATTGAGCAAACTGCCAAGAACCATAACATTTCAATAGCGTCTGTGTTGAGACACGCAGATGTAGACAATTCAACCTTTTATCGCTGGAAAAACGCAGAGAGTGACCCCTTTGATACCGTCAATAAAGTCATTGTTGCTGTTAATTCAAAGATTGCAGATGTTACCCCAACGGGGGAGGGTAGCCCCTTATCCTCCCCCACAGGGAGGGAGACATGACAAACTACAGACCGTGGTTAAGTTTGGAAATCAAACGGTTAAAAAAATACTACCCGACAATGCACACCAGTGATTTGCTGGAAGCGTTTCCGGGACGCTCAAAAGACTCAATTTATAATGCCGCCAGTATAAACAATATAAAAAGACAAAGACGCTGTACCAGATTGCCTGTCAAGGAAATGCTGGAATTAAAACAAAGGCGCAAAGACGCACAAATAGATTTGGAGAGCGTGGCACAAATAATGGGCTTTTCCTCTGGTACAATAAGTAACCTTGAACACGGAAAAGTACGCGCCAGTAAATTCCATATTCAATGCTATAAAGATACTTTGGAAAGGTTGGGGGCGTGAGAACTTTTGTTAAAGCAATCCAAACAGACACCGTGACTATCGAGGTTTGGGACTGTGGGACCATAGAAATTGAGATTAATAACTATGATGCAACAAGAGGTTATTTAGAAAAAGAAGAAACAAAAGAACTATACAAAATCCTGAAAGAACTTTTTGAGACAAAGAAATGAAACTGATCCCAAAAAACTGGAAGAGCTTTCAACACTATAAGCACAGGTCTCCCCCCTGGGTGAAACTTCATAGAAGCTTATTAGACGACTTTGATTACCAATGCTTGCCTGTTGCAAGCAGAGCGCTAGCACCAATGTTATGGTTGCTAGCAAGCGAATCAGATGATGGTACAATAGAGGCCACCAGAGAGGAGTTGGCATTCAGGCTAAGAATGGGGGAGAAGGACTTCGAGGACGCTCTTAAACCATTGATTAATAAGGGGTTTTTTAAAAATGATAGCAAGGCGCTAGCAAAGCCCAAGCAAAGTGCTGTACCAGAGATAGAGAAGAGTAAGAGTAGAGACAGAGAAGAGAAGAGAGAGAGTCTCGTGCTTGCAAGCAAGCCCGCCCCGAAAGGAAACGGTACAGACGGGACGTTGGTTTGGGATTCATATTCAAAAGCATATTTTAGTAGTTATGGAATTGAACCAAAAAGAAACGCAAAGATAAATTCCCTTTGTAAGCAATTAGTAAAGAGGCTTGGCAAGAAAGACGCTGTTGCCCTCGCGGGCTGGTATCCCTTTCGTAAGGGAGGAACATACAAGAGATCAAAACATTGTATGGATTTATTGGTAAGGGACGCAGAAGGATTATATACGGAGTGGGCGACAGGTAAACAGGTCACTGATAAGCAAGCAAGAGAAGAAGACACACAGGCCAGCAAGGGTCAGGTTTGGCAAAACGTAATTCTGGAGGCAGACTATGAGTAGAGAAGTAATAGAGGCATTAGCGGTAACAGCAGAACTGACAAGCACGGAATTTTCCGAAACCGCGATCAAACTGATAATTAAAAAACTCAAGGTTTATAGTACACAATCTGTTCTGAAAGCATTAGATCGCTGCCAGAACGAATGCAGAGGGCGGCTGACCTTAGCTGATATTATTACACGGATTGATTCAGGACACCCTGGCCCGGAAGAAGCCTACTCCATAGCAAAGTATTCAATTGAAAGCGAAGAGTCCACGGTGGTTTGGACAAAGCAAATTGAAAAGTCCTCTTTTGTAGCAATGGATTTAGACAAGGTCGCCGGACGTATGGCATTTATTGAAACCTATAAGAAACAGGACTTCTCACAACCCCCCCATTGGTTTGTATCTTTAGGTTGGGACAAATCACAACGCGAAGGGCCTATCCTGGAAGCAGTAAGACTTGGAAGACTAACCTCAACTGCCGCACAAAATCAATTACCTGAAAGCGAACAAATAAAACTATTAGCCAACAGCAAAGAGGTGGTGGTGTGAGAGAACAGCTATGGGCAGAGTTATTTCTAAAGAACTGGGACGGTAATCCTGACAGCATAAAAGATTTGGCAAAAGATATAGATAAAATAATAGAGGAATTTGATAAAAGGTTTAAGGACAATGATTAAGAAAATTAAAATAGGATATAGACACTATGACCTTGAGTTTCATGCCGCTAGCCACGAACTAGAGCCGGGATATGTTGGCCTTCACCAAACCATGAAACAAAAAATCCTGATTGCCGAAGGCATAACACCAGTCAAACAAGCCAATACGCTTTTACATGAAATTTTACATGCTGTTTGTACTGAATATGAAATCTTTGAAGACCAAGAAGCGGAAGAGCGTACAGTTTCATGTTTGGCCAATGGCCTTTCCCAATTTATACAAGACAACCCCAAAACCCTAAAATGGATTACTGATAATCTTAACAACACCGATAGTCTTGATAAAAGGTTTAAGGAGAAGAAATAATGGAAAATCACAGAAAATATCAATTAAATGTAGAAGAAAAAGGGGGATTTTTATCAGTGACTTGTCCTGAAATGCCCGGTTTAAATCTTTGTTCTACCAATCACGAAGCCGTATGGCACGACATTCCTAAAGCCATCAAAGGCATACGGACAAATTGGGGTGAGTATCGGGGCGAAACCTCTATCGCCCCCCAGAAAGAGATAAAATGAGTGAGAAATGCAAAGCCTGTAATGGGGCGGGAATAGTTGAAATGGATTTTAGGCCGTGGTTATACAGCCCAAATGATACTTGCCCAGAATGTAAGGGTGTTGGCAAGCTCCTCCAACGCAAAGGAGAGAAGAAGTAATGTGGATTTTAGGAATTGATCCGGGCTTGCGGGGGGCCTGTAGTTTAACAGACGGTAAAACCGTAAGACTATTTTCTATTCCTACTTTTAAATCTACCAAGGGAAGAGAAGTAAACTGGTCAGAAACAGCTTCTTATATTCAAATGTATGGGAAAATAGATCATTGTTTTATTGAACGCGTTGGAGTTATGCCGGGACAGGGAATATCGTCAGGGTTCAAGTTTGGTTATGTGGCGGGAGGATTAAGGGGAATAATAGCTACGCTAAGAATACCTGTTACGTTAGTTACCCCTTCGGTATGGAAAAAGGAATTCAGTTTAATTGGAAAAGACAAAGACGCCTCGCGGGCGAGAGCTACAGAACTGTTCCCAGAGGCCAGTAGCTATTTTGTGCTTAAAAGCTATGACGGGAGAGCAGACGCTACCCTGATAGCCTTGTATGGGCTAAGAAAGATACATCGAGAGGGGAGTCTTGGGTTGATTGGTGGTTTGGCAGCGGCGATGCCGCCAATGGGGATAAAAATATAAAGGAACGAAAGGATATGAGACATGAAATGGGTTAAGTTTGTTAAAGACGACAAGAAAACGTGGCCGGAGAAAGGCGATTATGTTTGCTCTAAACCAATGGGGCCGATTTGCCTTCTTTGGAGCGGCGAGGGTTGGTGGCTAAACACACACTATCAATATGGTTTTGACGACATAACCCACTACACAAAAATAACCCCGCCGGAGGCGTGAAATGTATATAATAAAAGACATAGACAACAACGCATACTTTACAGGAAATACCGCAAAAGGATTGTTGAAGGATAACTTGCCCAAGTTTGAGCGTGAGAAACAAAACGCAAGAGAATATAATTACGAACTTGGAAGTGCCGTAGCCAGACGTTTGGTAATAAGGCTTGGCAGACAAATGAAATTAAAACCAAAGGAGAAAGAAAATGAGCAACAGAATAACAGTTGAATACTGCAAAGCCAAAATGGGTTTTAAATATGCTAGAGTAAAGGCAGGTAATGGAAAGATTCTTGTTACCACTGAAATGTATTTAAGAAAAGCGGGGGCCAGAAACGCAATGAGAGCCCTGAAAAGCGGATTTAATGGCGAAGTAAAAGAACGAGAACTCTGGTGAGCAAATGAAATATGGGGAGAAGCGGCATGAAGAAGTTTTGTTGGTTTGGATTGCATAAATACGGCCCCGCCAGAGGCTATACATGTGATTACGAATTTTGGGATCATGGATATTATTTAGGAATGAGCAAAGGCGTAATTAGGGAATCTGTGTGCCAAAGATGTGGGAAAGTTAAACAAGAAGCCGTTAGGCCGATACCACGGCCCCTACAATATCAAGGAGAGAAAAGATGAATAATTTCAAAGTTGTTGACAAAACAGGGAGAACATTGGGTCTTTTAACGGACATGACATTGGATCGCGCTATGGAGCATGTAAAAACCACCAAAGAATTTAAATCTGCGGTCAAGCTTGTTGAGCCAGTTAATGATGAAGTCCAATGGAATTGGTATGTAAAACAAACCCCACCACAAGAGGATAAGACATGAGCGAAAGACCCCCCACCGCAGGAGTAAATTATGACGACCCTACCGCCAGCCCCAATTTCCGGCACATGGACATTTCTGTTGCAGACGCCAAAGCCCTTATAGAAGGCAAGGCCCGTATTGTGCCGGTAGAGCCGACACATGAAATGATTAACCGAGGGTATGAGGCCATACGGGGATTCAGGGCAAAAGTTACTCGCGTGACCTTGACAGAAACTTGCTACAAAGCAATGATTAAACAAGAGGACAGTAAATGAAATTCTTTTACTACGACCACCAATATGTAGAAGACCGTCTTCTTGACGCTGCCTTGGTAGACGAAGCCATGCCTGACAAGGAAAGAGGCTGGCTTAGAGTAAGGTCTAGTATGCCTGCCCAACTTAAGGAAACATCAAAAGAATACTACGAGGATTTCCTTGAGGATGTTGGGGTGGATGTACGGCTAGCTCCGACAACAATGAATGATTTAACCAAGAGAAGAATAGACCTGGCTGACGATTGTATTGGGTGGTTAACTTATCCAAGATACAACGACAGACAAATAATCACCTACGTTATAAGGATGAAAATGGGGGGTATTGACCCCCCTAAATGGGGGATAATACAACATAAGTTAAAACGCAAACACAGGTCGCGCCAGACAATTATTAATCACTACAAGCGCGGCCTTAATGCTATTGTTGATGAACTTAATAAAAAATATATATTGACATATTGGAATAGTTAGACAAATATAGCCCTTAATTAACTATAGTGCGAGAAGTGTCACTATACCCCACAAGCCCCCTTCCGGGGGTTTATTTTTTCAATCATATTTAGGAGAAATACTTTGCCTCTTACACATTTCCCAAACGGGCTTTCAAGTTTTGGTGTCCCGGTGTTACCGGGTGCGGGGCTTTTCGGTCAAGATTCTCAAGTCTTTTTTGTTGATCCTGCGAGAGGATCAGACTCAAATCTTGGGACAGACTCAGGCGCTCCCTTAGCCAAACTATCAACAGCCCACACAAAATGTATCGCTGGCCAAAATGATGTTGTTTATCTTATCGGCAATGGTGCTACTTCAGGTACGGCCCGTGAGACTACAACTTTAACATGGTCAAAGAACGCTACACATCTGATTGGTATAGCTGCTCCGGGCTTTATTGCTCAACGGGCAAGAATATCACCGGCCAGTGGCACCAGCAATGTAACACCCATCCTTACTGTAAGTGCTAGCGGATGCCAGTTTCAGAACCTTCATCTGTTCCAGAACTTCTCCACGGATGCTGCTAATATCTGTGTTGAGATTACTGGTGAGCGTAATGTCTTTATTAACGTTCACATGGCAGGTGGCGGAAACGCTACGGGCGCTGACAATGCAGGCATGAGATCACTCAAGATCACCGGAGGTTCCGGTAATGGTGAGCATTTCTTCCAGCATTGTGCAATTGGCCTTGATACCATTGCCAGAGGTGACGCTATCTCTGCTGAGATTGAGATTGACGGCGCTTCGACAAGGAACGTGTTTGAAGACTGCCTGATCTTTGCGAGAACCGATGGTACTGCTCCCAACTTACTATTAATTGGGACAGGCGGCATTGACCGCTTCTGTATCTTCAAGAACTGCGCGTTCTGGAATGATATTGTAGGCGGCGGAACGGCTATGGCTGAACTGCTTGACGTAGTAGCTGCTGCTGGCGGTGACGTTCTGTTATGGAACTGCACAACCAAGGGCGGGACTGCTGTTGAAACCACTAACCACGGCGCTGTGTTTATTTCTCAGGAAGTGGATACGGTTGCTGACGCACTGGCCGTATGACTCTTACCAAAGAGCAGGGCGATGAGATACTAAAATATCTGAAACGCATCGCCCTTGCTCTTGAGAAGGGGGCTGAAGCCTTAGAAGGTAAACAGAAGCGGTGGCATGAACAGGAAAAATAATGGTCACGTTTACACGCGGAACAGCAAACAAGTTTTCAAAATTCGATCCGGTTGAGGGCGTGTTAACGGGTAACAAGATAATTAACTTTGCCGAACAATCAAAACAAGTTTACATAACAAACGATGCCCCCGGCCAAGACCTTTTATATAAATTCTCTGTTGATGATGAGTTTGGTACACTTAAACCAACTGAAACCGTAGACTTGCCTTTCCAAACTACTCAAGTATTCCTATCTTCGAGAGGTGCTAACTTCAGAGTGTGGGGATACCGATGAGCTTAGATAAGTTAGGCCCGGAGATTGGTTCTCCAGGGGGTAGAGGCGAAGTTCAGGTAGAAGACGACGATGTGCGCAATGTTTTGCGCGCAATATTAAAAGAACTGGAAAAAATGAACTTACACATGGAGGTCTTGACAGACAATCATATTACAAACGAAGACATATAAAAAAAAGAGGTAGAAAATGCCCGATATGATACGCGACGGAACTGGTGCCGCATTCTTACAAAAAGTTGATGCTAATAACAGAGCGCATGTACAGGCAGTAAATGTAACCGGAGAAAAAAACGCCACTAAAAATGGTGATTCCTATGTTATAAATACTGGCATCATAACTTTAACGGATGCAGTCCAAACCCCTGTTTTATACTTAAAAAACAATGAAGGACTGGATTTTCATCTTGCTGCCATTGATGTCGGGCTTGGCCCGACCACAGGTGGCTCTGGTGGTATTCCAATCGTAACAGCAATTCGCAACCCCACCGCTGGCACGATAGTCTCTAACGCTATTAATACTGATATTAATTCCAATAGAAACTTTGGCAGCACCAAAACGATAACCGTTGATGCTTTCAAGGGCGCTACTGGTAATACGATGACAAATGGTACTGATCATAATATATTTTATCATCTCGTTAATAGCAGAGAGTTCTTCCTAGTTGATGAGGTCTTAACAACAGGGTCTACTATCGGGTTTAAAATTACTCCTCAATCGGGCAACACTTCAATGGATGTGTATATTGCTTTAATATGCCATCTCGACGACAGAGCGAATGAGGATTAGAAAATGGGATTTATTATAGAAGACGGCGGCGGCACTGGTAACAAAGCCAAAATCAGTGTAGACAATCAACTTTTAACAAAAGCAGTTGTTGAAAGCGCAGCGGAGTTTATATCGGTTGACAAAGGTTTAGCGTTTTCATGGGCTAGTGGCACATTTAACCCAATAGCGGCTGATACTATTCTTTTGGTTAAGAATACATCTCTGACACGTAATCTGCATATTTCGGTAATATATCTGTCTACTGATGTAGATACCAGAGTTGTTGTTCACTTCCCGATTGCTGAAGTAACCCCAACAGGGACGACTATTGTCGGGACAAATCTTAACAGAACAAGTGCCAATGTAGCAGAAGCAACCGCGATTAGAGATGAAACCGACAACACTCAAGGGGATGTTTTTTGGTCAGGTGAAATACATGCTGTCAATGATCCTAAAGAAATAAGCACTGATGGCGTAATTATTCTTGGGACTGGTGATTCGATTGGAATAGATTATGTCGCTGATGTAGCTGCGTGTGATGTGACAATTGTAGGACATTTTGAGTGACTGCTCCTACCCATATTCTGGATGGTGGCGGCACAAGAGCCAAGGCAGGTGTAACTAGTATTGGACAATTGATTATTGCCCCCTTTGCCTATGATACACCAGAATTTAGAGAGTTAAATATTATAAACACCGCGTTTAGTTTCTTTTCACCCAGAGTAGGTGGACAATTTGTAATCAGTGGCATGAGAATAAAAGCGGGAAGGTTTGTCAGCAATACGGTGGACGCGACTATAATAATTTATGAGGCTCCCTCTAAAACAAGTTTAACAGAGGATAAAATTCTATTTGAGGAAGCCTTGATAAGAGGGGAATCCGCTACATTATTGCCCATCAACATATTGGTAAACGAAGGCAAGTTTATAAATGCAAAGACAGATGATGCAACAATATTTATAAATATATTTGGCTATTACATACCGAGGCTGACATGAAAATACTTTTAATTCTACTTTTCTTAAACATACCAGTTCTGCAATCTGGTAGTGAGATATGTTACTATCAAAGAGAAATGATTACAGGCTTTAACAAGATTTGTTATTATCAGTGTTTAAGTGGCACTGTGGCAATAAATATAGGCAGTCTACAGCTTTGCCCTTTAACAATCAGACGTTAACCCCTTGGATACCTAAGTAATTCTACCATTAACGGGGGGAGTGGTTGACCACCTATCGAGAGATGATATTTATAACCAAACTCATTAACAAGGAGATATTCACTTAAAGCCAGGTCTACCTTGGTTGCTTTGCGCTTTGCCTCTTCGATAGCAACTTGCGGCCATGTTATCGTAAAGCCTACTGTCTCTGCGCTGTAACGAGCAGGACGACCAGCACCTTTGCGCTTACCTCCAGAGGTCATGGTCTTTCTCTTAATAGCATAGCTGCACATTCGTTGATTGCTGTGTTTTTTTCATCCATTATCTTTTTAGGGACGTAAATTGATTCGAGTACCATTTCGCCATCTATTGCGAAGTAGGCGGTTAATTTTATCCCCATAACATGTTTATCTATTTTAGTCATTTGCGCCACCTTCTTTGAGTGTTTATGCTTTCATGGTAATTACCTATAACAACTATTAACATAAGCACAGCAAAGCCAGTAATTAAGGTAATTTCTAATATGTCAAACGGGGTCATTGGTTTTCCTTTATGAAGGTTTTGATTGCTCCGAGAATAACAGATTGGGCTCCTTCGCTACCACGACAAAATTCATGAGGATTAGGTCGTTTGGATGGAGGTCTTATAGGGGGCGCTTTAATACTCTCAATAAACCCCACAAGAGAGGCGGCAAAGGTAGCTTGTTTGCCCAACTTCTTAGCATCATGGCGTGTCCAGTCGCTAAAACGATCAATAATCTCGTTTATTTCTTTTTCTGTAAGCATTTTATTTACTCCTGAGTTAGTGGGGACGGGACACAGAAACCGCGCCGATTTGGTGGGTCACGATACCAAATAGAGTCTTTTGAGATTTTTGCTTTATCATATGGATTGGTACTAATGCCCATGTTTTCGAAGGCTTCAAGACAGGCAATTTCAGTAGGAAAGTGATCTATCGTGACCACTTGCGAAGTTTCGTCAGTCCAAAAGTATAGAATTAATAACCATTCCATTTTGTAATTCCTTTCTATAATTCGCCAGGTTAAATAGACAACTATAGCCACCTGAACATTTAAACCCTCTAGCAAGGCTAATATAAGAAGCACAGCAGACCATAATAATATATTTGATTTAGTCATTGGGTTTGCCCCTGATTGGTGGAAAGCCCACACGCCTCACAATTAATATTAGGATAAACTTCTGTATGGTAGTGGAGGTCATTGTAGCCATTGTACAGCGGCTGTGTTTTGCGGCAAAACTCACATTCCAAAATGGCTTTAAAATCATTCCGGTGCTGAAAAGTATATTCAATGATTTTCATAATCTTTTATCCTTTCATAGCAGGTTAAATCTTTAAGAATGTCTTGGATTTGGTAAAGCCGCCTGTTGAAACTTACTGTGGAGTCTGTAACTTCGCCGGGGTATGGATCAAAAGGCTTTATAGCTAACGCCTTCTCGATGCGTTCTTTAAGGTCGTGTGCGGTTCGTGCGTCTTTTATACAAGCCCAAATTTCGTTAGGAGATATTTGCCCATAATCACCAAAGATTTCATCTTTTAATCGCCGAAAGCTTTTTAATTGATGCCAATTTGTTTTAAGATTAGTCATTGTTTTATCCTATATATTTTAAGGCTTCTTTGGCTAGCCCTCGCAAATGGCTTTCAGTTTCTTTGCCGTAGCACTCAATATAGTCTGGCAGCCAAGTGTCGGGTTTTGATAAGTCAATTTCACCATATTGAGACTGTTCGTAAAACATGGCTTCGGCTTGGTCTAAATTTGATACTTGATTAGTCATAATATTTCCTTTCTTTTTAGTAGGTTAAGCCCTACTAGCTAACACCCCCTTAAAGGTGCTAACTGCTAGAGTTTACCAATAAGCGTTCAGGATTTTGACCAGTTTTTCGTCTGAAATGTTGTCAGCTTCGTCAAATGTCCAATAATCATTATCTTTGTGGGCAAACCAGGTGACAATATTGCCGGTAAGACGTTCAGACATGTGGAAAACCTCGTAACCGCCACAATTATGCCACCGACAAGGCGGCAACATAGACAAGAATTCATCGAAACATTTTTCGTCAATCTTTTGGGGCTTGGTCTTGAGTGATTCCAGGTGTTGATCGTTTAACTTGTCAAACTCTTCCCAGGTTATGACCTCAAGGCGCTCATCTTTGTTTTGTTCACGGTATTCATCCAAAGTAAGCCCGTCAGTATATGCAACGGTGTCATCCGGTAAAAGAATACTTGAAACGCCCCTGAATGGCTGGGATGTGTCAATAATAGCTTTTGTGTTTTCAAACATGGTTTATTTATCCTTTCCTTTAGTGGTGTTAAGAGTCTAAAATGGCTTGTTTTAATTCATGGTAGCCAACGCAATTCATGTTCCCCTCTAGGGCCAAAACCTTTTGTTTTAAATCTTCTAGTTCGGCCTTGAGGTCATGGGCAGCTATGGCATCGTGGATTGTGTTTTTTGCCCAAGAACCCATATCCCCCATGTGGCTTTCCAGTTCTGCTTTGTCTGTTTTTAGGTTAGTCATAATTTACTTATTCTTTCTTATGGGGGTTTAATTAAAATAGACCTTTGCGGCCTTTAACACTGATAAGACTGTTTTATGTGTGCTTATCAAATGGCCAATATAAAAGTCTGGTGTTAAGGTTTCAGTCTTGGCTTTTAACTGGTAGCCCTTTTTAGAGTTGCCCTTGACAATGCCAACAATGTTTTGGCCCTGTAAAACTCTAATGCAAGTTTCGGAATATTTGCTGAAATGTGTCATTTTATATATCCTTTAATGGTTAGAGGTTATAGAAGTCCACCCAAAACAGTACGTCGTGGACTGTAACAATAATAAAGGCGGCTAAAAGTATGAGTATTGCGGTTTTCATTTTATATTCTCCTTTTCCTATACACTTAATATAATGGGTTAAGAGGTACGTCCAAACGCAATTCGTTCAACTGTAGCCAGAGGATTTGTACCCATATTATATTGACCACCAATAATCTTAATAATTTCAGAAGAAGAACATCCTCGATCACGTAAATCACAGATTTCTTCGTTACGTTTAACAAGCGCCAACATTGCAGGTGGTGTTGTATTGATAAGAATTGTAGGCATGATTTGTCTCCTTTTAGTGGTGTGCTATATAATATCAGCGTTTTCGTATTCAGCTTGTTTAAGGTTGCAAAGGCGAATGATTAAACCTTTGATAAGGTCGTGGTATTCTTGTTCGGTTATTAAGCCTTCGTGGTACTGATCCTCTCTGTGGGCTATTTTAGCTTCCAGGGTTTTCTTTAATTTTGAGTTAGCCATTTTAAGTCCTTTCCTTTTGATACTCTTAATATAAGGATCATACTTTGAATTGTCAAGGATAATCAAAGAATAGTTATGGGGTATCAGAATACCACACAAGAATAACACTTCAGGAAATTACAATGAGGTACTAGAATACCACACACAATTAAACTGGACACGAAACTAATTGAAACTCAAACGACAAAACAATTACATATTAATTAAGACAATATACATTAGGACTTATTAATAGAGTAAAAGAGATTAAGGGTTATAGACCCATATTAACTAGAAACTTCTCAAACAAATAAATTAACCACAATCAGGTTAATTATTTACTAGGAATTAGCAGAATTAAGCCATTGTTAACCAGTTTACAGGTTAGAATATCAACAATTAAGACAAGAATGGCAGAAACAAGCCAATAAGTATTTAACATAAGACAGATTATGCGAAGTACACCAGGTAACTCATGGGTTTAAAGGCAATTGGGCAAGACGGGGCAGGGGGAATTATAGAAAGGAATTACAAAATGGAATGGTTATTAATTCTATACTTTTGGACTGACGAAACTTCGCAAGTGGTCACGATAGATCACTTTCCTACTGAAATTGCCTGTCTTGAAGCCTTCGAAAACATGGGCATTAGTACCA